GGCGAGGCAGAACGGCAAGACCACCCTCATGGGCGTCCTCGCGGCCTGGTGGCTCGCAGTGGACTCGAGAAGGCACCCGGACAGGGTCCCGGAGTTCAAGTTCAAGGTCGTGGGCATCGCCCAGAACCTCGACATCGCGCGCGAGCCCTGGGAGCAGGTGAAACTGTGGTGCAACCCCAACCCGGCAAACGACGCCGATGCGGCCTTGGCTATACCGGCGCTCAGAAAACATGCCCTCAAGGTGGTGGACGCCCATGGCCAAGAGGCTATATATGAGGACAACCGCGCCCACTACGAGATCAGGGCAGACGCCAGGGGCAAGCCAGCCACCCGCGTTATCCTCGACGAGATCCGAGAGCAGCATGACTGGAAGGTGTGGAATGCCGTATCACAGACGACCAAGAGCTTCTGGTCAGGTCAGATGTGGGCCATATCTAACGCCGGAGACAGCCGCTCGGTGGTGCTCAAAAAGGAGCGCGAAATTGGAATTAAACAGGTTCAGCTTCAATCTAAGAAAAAACAATTTGATACGTCACTTGGCCTCTTCGAATGGAGCGCTCTCGATGGGTGCGCCCTTGATGATGTTGATGCAATTCTCCAGGCCAACCCCTCTATCGGATATGGCGGGATAACCGTCGCCGACTGCATATCCGATTCGCAGTCGATGCAGGAGGCGGGATATCGCACCGAGGTCTTATGCCAGTGGGTGACCGCGAAGGTCGACAGCTACATCAACCCCGCCGCGTGGCGCGCCTGCGAGGTGTCGCCTTTCGCTGTCGATATCCCGCACGGCCAGCGCACGGTATGGGGCGTTGACGTCTCCCACGACCGTTCGGTGAGCTGTGTTGCCGCAGCGACCACGGATGCCTCAGGCCACACCTTCGTCGAGGTCCGCGAGCGCAGGCCGGGGATGCTATGGGTGCCTGACTTCCTCTCGGAGCTTGCCGAGGCAAGCGGGAGCCGTGAGGTGGCCCTGCAGTCAAAAGGTTGCGCATCGATGGAGTTCATAGGTCCTCTGACTGAGCGCGGTTTGGACGTTATAGAGATAGACGGGAGCCACATCGGCATCGCGACGGGACGCTTCCGCGACCGTGTGAGGGACCGTTCGCTCATACACGTTGCCCAGCCCGCGGTAGACGAAGCCATATCTGCCGGCGTCGTGAAGACCGTAGCGGAGAACGTCGCCTGGGACCGTCGACGCTCCATCGCCGACATATCGGGCCTTGTCGCCGAGACCGTAGCCCTTTACGGGCTTGAGACACATGTTGATGAGATCCCATCGTCTGCCTATGAAGACGGGCACGGGCTCCTCATGGCCTAGGAGGTCATATGAAACTTTGGATCAGGCCGGGGCGGGATGTCACGGTCTCGCTTACCGACGGCTCGGCAATAAACGGCAAGACGAGATTCGCACTTCCCGGAAAGCTCAAGCTCTCCGGTGTTGTTGTCGGCTCTGCTGAGGTGGCGGGCGTCGTTATCATCCCGCACGACAAGGTGCTGACGGTGCAGGTGATGCCATGATCACGCTCAAGACGGACTCGGGGGCCGTGACCATCGGCGACTCCTCCATACCAGGGGCGAACACCCGCACGACATGGGGCATTGAGGTCAAGGACCCGCCGATACCCATATCAGCGCTCACAAGGACGGGCCCGGTAGATCCTCAGGCGATCTGGAAGACGCAGCCGAGCGTCCGAAAGGTCGTGGAGTTCGCGGCCAGAAATGTGGCGTCGGTGCCGTGGAAGGCCTACGTGAGGGCAAGCGATGATGACAGGCAGCGCGCATCGGATTCACTTGCTGAGCGCGTACTCAGGCATCCAAGGCCGCGCCTCACGCACTATCAGATGATGTACCGGCTCACGGTGGACGCGATGCTCTATGACCGGTGGTGCGTGGCTTTACTCCCTGACGGGACGCTGCAGCGCATCCCCCCACGGGAGCTTGTGATCAACAGCGACGGTCTCGACAACATCAGCCGCATAGGCGTCAGCCTCGCGGGGGGCGTGGTCGACATAACAGGCCTGCCGATTGCGCTCGGCACCGGCTGGTCGGCGTGGGACGGGGACGGGATATCACCCCTCGTGACGCTCTCATCGATCCTGCGCGAGCAGATGCATGCCGTCGAATGGAGAGATGCGCAGTGGGAGCGGGCCCCTAAGATAACCGGGGTGCTAAAAAGGCCAGCTGACAGCACAGCTGGAAAATGGGACCCGAGCGATCGCGAGAGGTTCATGCGCGTATGGCGAGAGTTCAGGGAAGGTCGGGCGGCTGGTACGCCGATCCTCGAGGACGGCATGGACTACGAGCAGATTGGCTCAACCGTCTCCCCGGCAGACGCAAAGGATATAGAAGGCCGCCAGCTCACCGATGTCGAGGTCTGCTCCTCCTTTCACATCCCGCCCGAGCTTGTGGGGGCGCGCCAGGGCACCTTCTCGAACATCGACGCCTTCCGCTCCATGCTCTTCGGACCGACGCTAGGGCCTCAGCTCACGCAGTTCGAGGAGGCCTTCAACGCGGAGATCGTCCCTTCGCTTGATAGCACAGACGGCATATACGCGGAGCTTGACCGTGAGGCGGCCATGAACGGCAGCTTCGCCGAGCAGGCGACCTATCTCCAGACGGCCGTCGGCGGCCCGTTCATGAGCCGTGCCGAGGCAAGGGGCCGCGTCAACCTGCCGCATGTCGACGGGACAGACGATCTCATAGTCCCGATGAACGTCACCGAGGGCGGACAGGCATCCCCAACCGATTCAGGCAGCCAAAACAGGAAGGATACGTGGATATGAAGCAGGTCAGAAAGACCTTCAAGGCTGACATGGATGTCGGCGGAGAAGGAAGATTCACCGCGCTGGTATCGACATTCGGCACGGTCGACTCGCAGATGGAGGAGATCGAGCCGGGGGCCTTTGACGAGGGCCTCAAGGCCTTCAGCGATAAGCAGCCCTTGCCGATCCTCTGGGACCACCAGTGGGATGACATCTGGGCCCACATCGGCACCGCCACGGCAGAGCAGACAAAAGACGGACTCATCGTCGAGGCCCAACTCGATATGGACAACCCCACCGCCAAGCAGGCCTACCGCCTGCTCTCGCAGGGCCGTGTCCACGAATTCTCGATCGGCGGCTTTGAGCCTGCGGATCAGGTGACGCTATCAGAAGACGGCGTGCGCCATGTCGGCCGCTTCGACCTGGCCGAGGTGTCGCTGACGCTCAAGGGTGCCAACCCCGACACGCAGCTCATCGACATCAAGTCGAGGGACCCCGATGAGGTGAAGGCGGGTCGCGTGCTCGCCGGTCGCCATGTCAAGACGCTCAAGGACGTGAGCTCTGAGATCGCCGACGTGAAGAAAACCTTAGACGACCTCATAGAAGAGGTCGACATCCAGCAGGACCCGTCAGATGACGGAGATAAGGAAGAGCCGGACTCCTCCGGCAAGTCGATGTCGGCGCGCATCGCGGCGGCACGTATCGCTCTGGCCGCATCGGCCGGAAAGGGGAACTAATGAACAAGAAGGATCAGCTGCTCAAGAAGCTCGACCGTGCGGGGGAACTTGCAGCGAAGGGTGAGGATCTGAGCGAGGAAGAGGTTGCCGAGGCCAATACCCTGGCCGATGAGATCTCTGCGCTCAAGTCCGAGATAGCAGCTGCCGAGGAAACCGCGCAGAAGCTCTCAAGCCTCGCAAAGAAAGAGGGCCGCAAGACTGCAGGGGACGGCGAGGCGAAAGGGACCCTAGGCCAGCGCTTCGTCGGAAGCTCCGCCTACAAGGCCTTCCGTGAGGCCAACCCCCACGGCGTCTCCAAAGGGACACCGATAAGCATCAGCGCCAAGTCAATCGGCGTGATCAGGACCAAGGCCGACCCGGCGCCTCTTAACACCACGGACAACGGCAACGTCTTGCCGGTGCGCCTCCCAGGCATCGACGACCTCACCTATCGCCGGCCGACCACCATCCTTGACCTCATCACACGCGGGACGGCCGCTGCTGCGTCTCTGCAGTATCGCCAGCTAGTTGCTATCACGAGCAACGCGGGTGTTGTGAGAGAGGCCAAGACCACCTCGGGCACCGACAAGGCAGGAGGCCTCAAGCCCCTCTCCACCCTTACCACCCAGACCAAAAACGCCATGGCGTTCACCTATGCGGACGGCATCGAGATCACCAACCAGGAGCTCGCCGACGACGGCGCGCTGGTGTCGCTCATCGACGGAATCCTGCGCCAGAACGTCGACCTCGAGACCGAGCGCGTGGTCCTTTCAGGTGCTGGCACCGACGACGAGCCCGCTGGCATCCTCAACACCACCGGCGTCCTCGCGCAGGCCTTCTCGACCGATGCGATTACCACGATCCGCAAGGCGAAGACCCTGCTTGCGACAACGTCAAACACCACAGCCCAGGCAGTCGTCTTAAACCCAGAGGACGATGAGGCCTTCGACCTCGCGCAGGACTCCAACAAGCGCTACTACGGCAGCGGCCCGTTCGTCAGCGGCCCCTCGACCATATGGGGCATCCCACGCGTGACCTCCCAGATCGTACCGGTGGGCACGGCCGTCATGGGCGACTTCAGCCAGATACAGCTGCTCACCCTCGAGCCGATGAGCGTGCTCGCCTTCAACCAGCACAAGGACTACGCACAGCGCAACCTCACCTACCTGCGCGCAGAGTTCCGCGCCCTGCAGCTCATCCGGCAGCCCGCAAAGCTCGCCGTCGTGTCCTTGGCCTCCAGCTAGGGCCGTCCATGGAAAACCCAGAGATGATCGTGGTTAAAAACGTCCGTTACCGCAGGCCCGACGCCGAAAGGCTCGGGCTTGTCGCCTCGGTGGGCGGGCAAAGCTCAACGAAGCCTAAAGCTGCTGCCACCACGAAACCAAAGAGAGCAGCAACCACTAAATAGGTGAAAGGAGGGCAAGCGTGAAATATGATGACATCATCGACGCCTCCGATACGATCGACCAAACATGGTGGATGAGAGCTGCGCAGGCGGCAGTGAGGCATTACTGCGGTTGGCATATCTCGCCGCAAGTCACGGAGACCCTTACTGTTGACGCTTACGGCGGGCGCTCGCTTGCCCTTCCCTCCAAGCACGTCACGGCGATTTCGTCAATTGTCATAGGCAGCGATGATGTGACCTCTGATGTCGTTTGGTCTGAGGCTGGGACCGTTGTCCTTACCTCTGGCGTTTGGCCTGACCTGCCCGGGTCTGTAAAGGTAGCCCTTACGCACGGGTGGGACGCCGACGAGGTGCCAGATGTCGCGGCGATGATCCTCTCTGTCGCCAAGCGCGCCCGCACAAACCCCGGCTCCATCTCAGCGCAGAGCGTCAACGGCGCCTCTGTCAACTTCGCCACATCAAGCGGGGTGCCTTTAGGGGTGCCGCTCATGCAGGCAGAGATGGATGCCCTTGCCCCGTACCGTCTGGGGGCAAGGCCATGAGCACCGCAGCGGACTTCATAGGCTCATCAGATGTCCAGATGGACTCACTCACGACTCTTACGAGAAAGCGCGCGAAGAAGAAAGAAGACCCATATAACCCTGAGCGTACGGTAGAGGATTGGACAGACCCAGATGTGCTTGCTTTCAGCGGCTACGTCTCGTCGCAGACATCGACCGAGCAGACCGACGCAGTGCGCTCACAACTTATCACGACCGTGCAGATCGTCGTTCCTGACCCAACAGTTGACATCCGTAAGGGTGACCGGATAACGGACGGGACGCACAGCTGGTCTGTGACCGGCATCCCAACTAGCGATATCAACCCGTTCACCGGCTGGCAGCCGACGCTTGTCGTGGACGTCGAGGAGGTGGATGGCTAGTGGCCAAGAAGGTGACCGTCGACTTTAACCAGGCCTATTTTGACAACATCTTGCGCTCCGCAGGCGTCGAGGCGCTCTGCCAGGGAAAAGCTGAAGATGCTCTTGCCATAGCCAGATCGACGGCTCCGGTAGACACCGGGGCATACCGTGACGGACTTGAGATCGAGAAGGTGCCCCACAAGTATCGCGACACCTACGAGGTGGTGGGCCATGACAAGAAGACGCTGATCATTGAATCAAAGACCGGAAACCTCGCCCGCGCGCTCAAGGCGGTGAAGAAGGCATGATCACACCGCCTGACATGGAGCTCTGGGCGACCCGGTACCTACGGGGCTGCCTCACATCGCTTGGCTACGACATCGAGGTCTCGAACAAGGAGCCGGAAAGTCTTTCCGCGGCGGATATGACGCGGCCTCTGGTCGTCATCCGCGACGACTCGGGCCCCCAGGAGAGCGCCCTCACCTATGACCGCTCGCTCGGCATCTCGGTTCTTTCGGGCAGCCGCCAAGACGACAAGGAGGCAGGAGATGTCGCCCGCCTCATCATGGCTCTCATGGCAGATGACGATATCGCCGAAGCTGCAGGGTCTCCTGTCGCATCAGTCGAGCGTGACGGGTGCAACGGCCCATACAGTGTTACAGAACAACAAGATCTGCATCGCAAATACATGACGGTCGAATACACGACCGTCGGGACAATCAGCTAAGGAGAATATATGTCAGCAGACGCTAACGGCAACGACCTCTCGAGTGTGGCGGTTCCGGTAACCGGCTTCATCGCCGTGCAGATGTCCGGGACGCCGGCCTATGTCGAATCGGCAGCAGGGGGACTCACACCTCTTGTCCTGCCTACAGGATATAAGAAGGTAGGGCTTCTGACAGATGACGGCGCCCCTCAGGACGACTCCGACTCAGACGACGACATCGAGCTCTGGCAGAAAGGCTATAAGCTTCGCGGCGATGTCACGAGCCGCACGCTGGAGATCACCACAGCCGAGCTCAACGACACGGTACGTGAGCTCATAAACGGCGTGGAGCCAGACGCCAACGGCATGATCACCGTCGACCAGGGAAACGAGAACCAGTTCCCGCTCTTCGAATATGTCAAATACAAGAACGGCATGTCCCTTCGCAGGAACGGCCTTGCCCAAATCTCCACCGTCAAGCCTGCGCAGCAGACCCGAGGTGACGTCGCGGGCTATGACATCACCTTCGAATGGATCAGCGACGAGACCGTGGGAGGGTTCTACAGGGAGTGGGTTGTGAACCCCAGCACTAGCTCAGTCTCATCTCTTGCCATAAAGGCAACAGATGGTAGCGCCGCGCCTTCCTCGGTGGCGGTTGGCTCGACGGTCGCACTTAAGGCGGTTGCCACCCTAACAGACAGCACGACAATCGACGTCTCTGCCACATGGGCGTCAAGTGATGCTACGAAGGCCACTGTCTCTGACGGCACGGTCACAGGCGTTGCAGCAGGCACAGCCACGATCACGGCGTCCTATGCGGGAGTGTCCGCGTCGCTTTCCATAACAGTTGCGGAGGCATAGCCCATGGCAGAAAAGAAAACAGAGACGCTGGACTTCGACGCGCTGCTTGAAAACTACGACGAGGAACAAGCGCTCAAGACTCTCTCATCCGCTCTCGAACCGAACGTCATCGTCGTTGAAGGAGACGCGGTGGCGAAGTTTCCAGACGGCAGCATCTACCGACTGCCCCTCACCTTCTCGATCGACGACGCAGACGCACTCAAGGAGATCGACGGGGACGACGCCGTCGAGCAGATGAGGAAGCTCTTCTCCAGGCTCTGCGGGGAGGCCGCGTCAAAGGCCCTCATGGCAGAGCCCTTTCAGTCCGTGAGCGCCTTCGCCAACCGCTACTTCGAACTTTTTCAGAAAGTGAACCAGGCGTCGCTGGGGGAATCTCAGGCGTCGCTGCGTTAGTCACATCGCATCGCCAGGCAGCGACGCGCACATTCCGCGAGACATTCGGGGCCTCTGTGTCGGCAATCGGCACAGGGGCCCTTTCATGGGGTGAGGCGAGGGATCTCGTGATATCGGCTGCGGCAGACCCGTCCACCGCCCTTGGGGCCGAGCTTGCCGGATGGGCCTACCCGGCAACCATCCCGGAAATAACCCAGGTCCTCATGTCATCTGCCCAGCTCGGCCGCAAGGCAACCAAGGCGGCAGGAAAGCTCATGCCGTGGGCTCTGGGGGCCAAGCGTAGAAAAGCCCCAACAGCCGGAGAAATCGCAAAAGCACAGAAGGAAATCGACGAAGAGGTGATCTTCACATGAGCAGCGAGGTAGGCTCCGCCCACATTTCCATCTTCCCGACAATGACAGGCTTTAAGGCCGCCGTCTCCAAAGGTGTCTCGCAGAGCGCCTCGGGTGCTTCCTCCTCCTTTTCAAAGGGGTTCAAGGGAGTAGCGGAAAGCGTAGGGACAAATCTCGGCTCCAAGATGAAGTCTGCCTTTTCAACCTCGTCGGCAGGCCTTGCCAGCACAACAACCAAGCAACTAGAGCGCTCCGTGGCCTCTGCTGCGTCGTCGCTTTCTTCTGCAAGGCTCAAGGCCCAGTCCGCTGATAGTGCCGTGGCGACAGCCGAGGCACGCTACCAGGAGACGCTCGGCAAGTACGGATCTACCGCCTCGCAGACGATAGCTGCCGAAGGACGCCTCGAATCCGCACGCTCCAAGCAGCAGATCACGACCGAGAACGTCGAGATGGCCTCGGCCAAGCTCGAAGACGCCCAGCGCAGCCTCGCGAAGGCTCAGTCTGGTGTCTCAACAGCTACAACCGGCGTCTCAAGCGGGCTTTCCCAGATGGCCGAAAACCTCAAGGCAGGATTTTCCTCAGCCGCCCAGGCACAAAGCGCGACGACTGGCCTCGCCGGTTCTGTTGGTGGTCTGATGCGTGCTTTCGCTGATACAACTGGTTTGTCTGCTATCGCATCCAAGATATCAAGCTTCGCATCGTCGGCTAAAGGGGCCATATCGGGTGTTGCCTCAGCCATCGGGGCAAAGCTATCAGGTGTAGCGTCAAACATAGGCGGCGTTTTTTCTACCATCGGCGGGAAAATAAGCTCCGCGCTGTCTCCTGTGACCAGCGTCGTGTCCTCTGTGTTTGGCAAGGTCTCCTCCGTTGCTCAAAGTGCCGTGTCTGCGATATCGACGCACTTCGCGCCCCTTGCCTCCGCCTGGTCTAGCGTCATGTCCTCGATCTCCTCGAAGGCCTCGGAGGCTTTCAGCGGTCTTGCCAGCAAGGTTGGAGGCGCGCTCGGCTCCCTCAGCAGCACAGTGTCAAGTAAGCTTGGGAGCGTCGCGTCCGGCATATCCAGCGCGATAGGCCCTGCGATAAGTGTCGCCGCCAAGGGGGTCGCCGCCTTAAGCGCCGGCATCGTCGCTCTGGGCGGCGTGGCCCTGTCCTCCTATGCGGACTACGAGCAGCTCGTCGGTGGCGTGGACACGCTTTTCGGCTCCGCATCGGCGAAAGTGCAGCAGTATGCGGCAAGCGCCTACCAGACGGCTGGGCTTTCCGCCAACGACTACATGACGCAGATAACGAGTTTTTCGGCCTCGCTTGTCTCGTCCCTTAACGGGGACACCTCTGCCGCCGCCGAGGTCGGCAACACGGCCATGGTCGACATGTCCGACAACGTCAACAAATTTGGCAGCAACATCTCGGATGTGCAGAACGCCTACCAGGGGTTCGCCAAGAACAACTACACCATGCTCGACAACCTGAAGCTCGGATATGCCGGAAGCCAGAAGGGCATGGAGTCCCTGCTCGCAGACGCGGAGAAGATCACAGGCCAGCACTACGAGCTGGGAAACTTCGCCGACATGGTCGAGGCCATCCATGCCGTGCAGACCCAGATGGGGATCACCGGCACGACCGCCGAGGAGGCGGCGAGCACGATCAGCGGCTCTGTGGCGATGGCGAAGGCATCCTGGTCAAACTGGCTGGCGGGCCTCGGGGACGAGAACGCCGACATGGGGGCACTGACCGACCAACTCATACAGTCCGTGCAGTCCGTCGCCTCAAACATCGGGCCGCGCATAGCGCAGATCATGTCCTCTGTAGTGAGCGCCCTGCCAGACCTCATAAACCAGGCGGTCTCCATGGTAGGGCAGCTTGTGACGACGTTGGGGCCTTCGCTTCTCCAGGCGATCACAGTCGTCATCCAGCAGGTGCCGGCTCTGATAGCACAGGTGGCCACAGCCATATCGACATCGTTTGGCGCGATCGATCCTACGACGATAGCCGCGGGCGCGCAGCAGTTCATGACCTCCCTCATCCAGGGGCTCACGACTGCCGTCCCGATCCTTCTGCCGATCATCCTGCAGGTGGGACTTGAGGTCATCACCGGCATCGTGCAGTCTCTCGCCCAGAACGCCGACCAGGTCGTGCAGGGCTTCGTGACGCTTTTGGATGGCATCAGCCAGGCTGTCGCCCCGGTGCTTCCGGTCCTTGCGGTGGCGATCGGCCAGCTCATCATATCGCTGGTGGCAGCTCTCATCACGCACCTTCCGGATATCCTTGCGGCCGGCTTGCAGCTGTTTATGATGCTCGTCCAGGCTGTCGCCGATATCCTAGGGCAGCTGCTGGCCGCCCTCGGTAGCCTTCTAGCCTCTGTGGTTTCCACCATCATCGGCGGGATCGGAAGTCTGCTTGCTGCAGGCGTGCAGCTCTTCTTTACTTTGGTACAGGCAGTAGGGAATATCCTCGGTAGTCTGCTCGGTGCCCTCGGTAGCCTTCTCGCGTCTGCTGTTTCGGCTGTTATTGGCGGAGCGGGCAGCATGCTCTCTGCCGGCTGGCAGCTCTTTGTAACGCTTGTCGACTCCGTCGGCAATGTCCTCGGCAGCCTCCTCGGCGCATTGGGAGGGCTGATCGGAAGCGCTGCGGGGGCGATCTCAGGCGGGGTCGGCCAGATGATCTCTGCCGCCGGAGACTTCTTCGGCGGTCTGCTCCAGGGAGCAAACGACAAGGCAGGAGAACTGCTCGACTGGGTAGGCGGCCTGCCGGGACGCATCATTGGTGCCCTGGGGGACCTCGGGAGCCTGCTTTT